AGGTAAGCCCAACAAAACTGTGCATGATTGCTCTTGATGCGGGGCATACGCTGTATTACTGCGCTCTTGATGATCTTGATGCACGGCTGCAGCCGCTGCCGTTCTTTTTGAAACCTATTCTCAAGAAGAACCCCTCGGGTATTGACGTTCTCGGTATGAGTAAACCGCTGCCGGTGATCAATCCAAACGGCGTCTGCTGGTCAACTCTGACGGATTAATTTGAGAATTGAGGATAAAAAAATCATGCACGGCTGCCCGGAGGTAAAAAAATGACAACCCTGTACTGTACGGAAGATGACCTGAATGAGTATATCCTTGCGGCGTATCTTATGAAAGCAGATGAGATCAATCCGGGCATTGTTTCCCGTACCTTAAAAAATGTATCCTTAGAGATTACGGAAGCTGTTGCCGAGAGCGGATATACCGTACCGGAAACAGGGACATCCTCACTTCTGCAACGGATTTGTGCGGTTATGACAGCATATAGGGTTGTAAGTGGTATTACAAGCCTTGTGGATACCGAAGCTGGTTCCAATAATGAATGGCTCCCGCTGCAGGGGCTGTACGCCCGGGCTGACAAAGACCTTGCTTCCATACGTGCAGGGAAGTTGAACCCGTTTCCGGGCATGATTTCAAATGACGGCGGAATAAGTGTTTCAGCGCCTAATCCGATGTTCGGGCCTGATGTCTGGGAGAAATTCTGATGGCCGGTGCATCTTTTAATATTGATTTCTCAAAAATGAACAATGTGTTTGGCACAGCCATGTCACGGTTATCAGATCTACAGCAATTATCCGATGCACTTGGAGAGCAGTTAGTGTCATCCACTATTGAACGTTTTGAGAACGAAACAGGGCCTGACGGTGAGAAGTGGAAACCGTCCCGGAGGGCTGAAGATGAAGGAGGGCAGACTTTGTCCGATACAGGGCTTTTAAAAAATTCCATCAATTATGAGGCATCACCTTCAGCGGTTGTGGTCGGTACCACAGACAGTGTTAAAGGCGCAATTCATCAGTTCGGCGGCACAATCAAACCAAAACAGGCCAATGCGTTGAAATTTGAAACACCCAACGGATTCGTCACGGTAAAACAGGTGAAAATGCCTGCCCGCCCGTATATCGGGATAAATAACGAGGATATTAAAGAAGCTAAGGCCGCTATAGCGTTGTTTATGAGGAGAGGGTTTGGAGGATACCGGGGAAAATGAGGTCATTTGCAAAGAGAATAATCACAGAAACTGCTGTATCATCCGGGCTCGATGCAGGTGCTGTGATGGACAGGCCAAAGAAGGAAACCGTGCTGCTGCCAGAAAAACGGATACAGTTAGATTATCTTGACGAGAAGTTTGAAAGAAAATTCAAATTGATGGCACGCACACAAAGTGAGGATTTCCCTGACACCCACAGGGTTATCAGGTCCAGGCTTTTTACAACGGATCTGATTGTCAGGGCAGATGTAAAAGCCAATGACGAAGCCTGGCTTGAAACCTTTGTGAATACTTTTCTCGTAAAGCTGCCTTACAAGGTGGCAGGCCCTGAAAATGACCTTGTGATCGTCCAGGCTGTCAGGGCTGTCCGGAGCGGTTTTGGCACACGGATGGCAGAGGTGTTTAAAAAACGTTCCAACGCCCTGCATATCACTTTTAAGGGCATGATCTGCAAAAATGTACAAGTACCGCTGATCACGGATGTAAATGTAAAGGACGGCGCACAATATAAAACCGTCGGGGGGTAATTACAGTTTCTCAAAAAATAAAAGGCTTTTATGAATAAAAACAGGAGGTATCATGGGTAAAAAAACAAAAGACATTAAAGCACAGGCCGTTGAAGAGACAAAAGAACAGAGCCCGGCCGTAAGCACGGATGAAAGCACCGGAAGTAAAGGAAAGGCAGGAGAAGGGAAACCGGCTGAAGAAATCACGCCGGACCACAATATTGCCACAGGCCTCATTGATATTGACGACATGGCAGAGTCACAGGGGCTGCCGGGTTGGGAAAAAGCGGCTCTATTCAGGGCGGCTAACTGGGCAAAGGGGAAAAAGGTAAGTGCAGCAGTTTTTGAATCTGCGCTTGAAAGTTTACGAAAAAGACAGATGGGCGGCGGAAAACTTTAAAATAAAAGGAGATACAGGTTATGGGAGACGTACTTGAATATATAATTGACGGGACCAGCGGGATGTCTCCGGGCGGAGTTGAAGGCACCTGCATTGTTGCCGGGGTATGTAGTCTCGGGGAAGTTGGGAAGGGGTATTTGCTGGGGAAATCCAGTGATCTCACCGCTCTTTTGGGTTCAGGCCCGTTGGTTGACCGGCTCAGGGATCTGTTTGCCACCGGCGGGCAAAATCCCATCGCCATAGCTGTACCGGTTGAGGGTGCTCCCGGCGGATATATTGCCGATGTTGAGCATACCGGTACCGGACCTGACGGAGCAGCCACAGGTGTCGCCGTGGAGAACGCCGATGTTGTGGTGGAAATTGTGGGCGCTGGCGAGCTTGGCACGGCTACGGCAAAAGTATCCTTAGACGGCGGGGTGACTTTTGGGAACCCTGATACTGTTGATGTAAGCGGTCAGATCACCATTGGTGCCACAGGTGCCACAGGTGCCACTTTGACGCTTGCTGCAGGCACTCATGTGCCCGGGGATGCATATGTATTTGCCGTGAGGGCGCCGATCGGGCCTGTTAAAAAGACCGGCAGCGGAGGCCCTGACATAACCATTACAGGAACGGTGAAAAGAGCTGCAGAGCTGATACTGAAGATCGTATCCGCAGGTGCGTTAAATGAGGCTGAATATCAACTCAGCCTTGACGGGGATTCTTTCGGCCCTGTGAGAACGGTGCCTCTTGACGGAATTATCACGGCAGGTGATACAGGCGTAACCATCACGGTTGCAGGCGGAGCAGATCTTGTAGCCGGAGTTATTTTTGAATGCCGCCTCCTGCCGCCTGTGCAGTCAATTACATCTGTGATGACGAGCTTAGAACAGCCGTTAAGTTTGTATGACGTTGAGTTTGTTTACGTTACGGGCCCGGCGGATTCTGTGGACTGGGCGGCCATGGGGGCAAAGGCGGATGAGTTATGGAATGCCCACAGGCCCACGTTTTTTGTATGCGAGACAAGACTTCCCAGGGCGGGTGAAGATCTCAACGAATGGACTGCTGCAATGGTTAAGGAAAAACAGGAATATGCCCATAGGTTTGTCTCTGCCTGCTGTGCATTCGGGGAAGTAACAGACACAACCGGAAGCAGGGAGCTCCGCAACTGGGCAGGACTCCTCGCTGGCAACATTCTTGCCATACCGGTGATGAGAGCCCCGGGCAGAGTGAGAGACAGCGGGATCTCCCAGGGGAGTCTGCCCGATAATTTTACATCTGCCATGCAGCAGATACTTGAAAAAGAGGGCTTTGCCACGGCCAAATATTATGCCGGGCTGAATTCACCCTATTGGGGAGACGCAAAAACTCTGGCCGATATCACCAGCGATTACCAGTATATTGAGGTAGTCAGAACCGTATTCAAAGCTGTGCGCAAGGCCAGGATTGCAGCATTGAAGAGCATGTACGACGAAGCGGGAGACCCGTTGGCAGAGGGCGGTGCATCAGGCTTAAACTACCTGAAGGCCAATATATCCATGGCACTGAACACCATGAAGGCGGCCGTACCAAAGGAGCTTGCCGATTATGTGGTTACTATCCCGGACGGACAGGATATCGTAAATAACGGGGTGGCCGTGGAAATGCAGCTTATCGGCATACCCATTATCAGACAGATCAAACTTTTTGCAAGCTACATATATGCGGGCAGCGGGTTTGATCCGAGATTGCAATAACGAAAAAAATAATTGAGGAGACAAATAATGCCTATAAACGGAAATTATTACGACTGGGAGAGTATTGAGATTCAGCTCCAGCCCTCGGGTGTGGCCATTGGCGTGACAGAAATAAACTATAATGACGAACGCGGCATTGAGGCACGATACGGCAAGGGTGCCGTACCAAGAGGTTTTGGGCGGAAAAATTACAAGGCATCGGGGTCCATGACCTTAGATAAGGACGAAGGAGAACTTTTGAGGAAAGGCCTGGGCGGATCATTCTACAGCAATAAGCCCTTTCCGATCATTGTATCATACTCCAATCCCGACAGGGAAACTGTTACCGATACCCTGCCGGACTGTCTTATAACCAAGGCGGACGTCTCGGGTAAGCAGGACGAAGATAATGTCGGTGCTGTCAAGCTGGATTTTATTATTTTGAGTCCGATTGAATGGAACGGCTCAGCTGCCTATCCAATTAAATAAACAATAATTTAACAGATGTCACATATTAACGGGAACGGAAAATATGAATAAAATACAAGCAGAAACAGGCATAGAAGAGAAAACGTATCATGAATTTACACATGAATTCTTTGATACGTTCAGGGGAGAGGATGTATCAATTTCCATACGATTTACCCAACCCAGCCCGCAGGCAACGGAAAGAGCACAGAAACAGATGCTGAAATCACCAAATCTTTCCCTGAAGAACCTGTGCATGAGTGCGGTTCATCCTGATGATAAAGAAGCAATGAAGGAGGCTTTTAAAGCCTATCCCGGCCTTGCGTCAACCTTTGGCGGAGCGCTGCTTAAAGCATGCGGGTTTGGTGACCTGGGAAACTGATGAAAAAGGTCGGAGAGCAAGTCGAAGGTTCCGCCCTGGCCCAGCTGAGGTTATTGATCAGACATTGGCTTCATGATGTGCCGGCAGAAAATCCGGACGATTTTATTGAGCAGTCGGCTGCTGCGCTCTGGCTTGAAGCAAGATATTTTCAGAATATGTCAAAAATATTTGGAGGTAAATGATGAATACGGTTTTTTCGGTACAGGCGGTTATGAGTCTTGTGGATAACATTACCGCACCGCTGCGAGCCGTGCGGGGATCAATGGCCGGAGCTGAACAGCAGGCGGCAAGTCTTGCCGGCCAAATGGGCAATCTTGCAAAGGCAATGCTGCCATTTGCTGCTGCTGCAGGCGTGTTTCTCTCCGCCCTTGCCCCGTGTGTTTCAACAGCGGCAGATTTTCAAGCGGCTATTTCCCGGGTGGGCGCTGTGTCCAGG